TGGTGAACGATAAGGAACAATAACTTCTTCACTCTTCCAAGAAACTACTGAAGGGTTTTTATCGCACCAAAGAGCGAATTTTGTTTCCCAAGATGAACGAAGGTAAATCTGTGTATGATCTCCTGCGTATTTCTCTGGATGTATTGGTTTGTATCTTCTTGTATGAAACATAGTAATAAATAAAAAGGTCAACTCTATTTATATGGCAATTTCAAATACAACTCCTTCAGCTAACTTCGGCGACTATGGAGATCATCTATACAGAACAAAACAGTTTATGTATCCTAACGATCTACTCTCAGTAGATCCTTCAAAGAATGAATATGGTAATCAGTACATGTTAATCTATGTCAACATTACTGAAGATTCTACATTTAAACGTGCAGACGAAAAACTTGAAGCAATACCAAATATTGCAAGCAAGATTGATCAAAAATTATTATCAGGTCAAAAAACTTTAATAAAAAATATTACAGGCTCATTAGGAGCACTTGGTGCACTTGCTGGTGGTGCTGGTGGAAGTATATTAGGAGGAGGATTAGCAGGATTAGGAGGTGCAACAGCTGGAGCAATTCTTAGTACTGGTCTTGGTTTAAGTTTATTCGGCAAATCAGCTGAGGTAGGAGAATTTACAAAACCAAAAAAAAGATTATCAACTGCAATTGCTTTACATATTCCAAATAATATAGCAATTCAATATGGAGTAAATTATGGTGAAACAGATTCTGCTTTATCAGAATTAGCAATTAAAGGAATGGATGTTGGTGCTGATGCATTAAAAAATTTAGTGACAAATCCAGGAAATGCTGGGAAAGAAATAGCGGGGAAATTTGGTGGGAGTGGTTTGTTGGGAGGAATACAAAGTCAGGCTCTCGGTGCTCTTGGCGATTCAGGAAGAGTAGTCGGTAAGTTAGCTGGTGTTGCAACAAATCCTAAGAAAGAACAAATATTTGAAGGTGTGCCTTTTAGAACATTTGGCTACACTTATGACTTTTATCCACGAAGTGAAGAAGAAGCAGAGAATGTAAAAAGAATTATAGATGAATTAAAATATCATATGCATCCTAATTTTAAAGATGGTGCAGCTGGATTCTTATTTCAATATCCAGCAGAATTTGATATTTACTTTATGCATAAAGGAATTGAAAATAAATATATTCATAAACATCGTTCAGCAGTATTAGAAACAATGAATGTTAATTATGCACCAAATGGACAATTCTCAACTTTTGCAAATGGTTGTCCCACATCATTTCAAGTATCATTAAACTTTAAAGAAGTTGCAATCATTACTAAAGAAGCACTTGAAGATATGGGTGAAGTACAACAAAAAGGTAAAACACTTACACCAAGAAATTTTGGTGGTCAATCAGATACATTTTAGGAGAAATTATGTACTTTAAAAGATTCCCTACAATTTATTATACATTAAGAGAAAAGAATCTAGATGTATTTAAAATACTCACTGACATTACTGCAAATGTGAGAGTAAGAAAAGAAACATTAGCAAATATAACTCTTTGGGAAAGTTATGATATACGTGAAGGCGAAACACCAGAAATTATTGCTGAAAAGTTTTATGGTGATGCAAATTTGCATTGGGTGATTATGTTGGTTAATAATCGTTATAATGTATATGATGATTTTCCTTTATCATGGAATGAGTTAAGTCTATTGATTAATAAAAAATATGCTAATCAATATGCAATTAAAGAATATAGAAAAGATGGTTATGTTGTAGATAGTAATGTAATTGGTGCAGTCGGAATTACAAATAGAGATTATGAAATAGAAAAAAATGAAGCAAAGAGAAGAATTAAAATAATCGCACCTGCTTTAATTAACGTAGTTGTAAGTGAATTAAAAGATTTAGTAGTATAAAATTATGGATAAAATATCATATGCAGGTGATGTAGAAATAAAAAAAATAGAACTAGTTGGTAAGTTCTCAACTGTAAATTTAGATGCACTCTTTAATACAATAGACATTTATGAAGATTTGTTTTCTCCTTTTATAACAGGATCAATTACAATTACAGAGTCTTTTGATTTAATTAATAATCTTCCATTAATTGGTGAAGAATTTTTAGACTTAGATATTGCGTCTCCAGGATCTCTTAAAAGAATTACTGGTCGTTTTTATGTTTATAAAGCATCTCAAAAAGTAGCAATTCGTGATAAGCTTTCAGGATATAATTTAGAATTTATATCCGTAGATGCCATTCGTGATTTAAATATTCGTTTAAACAATGCTTGGTCTGGTTATTGTCACGACATAGCATATCGTTTAATTTCCTCAGATAATGAAGGATTACAAACTGGAAAAAATATTAATATTGAACCCTCTATTAATGGTATAAAATTTGTTTGTAATAATTGGTCACCTGTTAAAGCATTAAACTACATAGCAGAAAAAAGTGTAAACAAAGATAATGTTGCTTCTTATTTGTTTTTTGAAAATCGTGATGGATTTAACTTTATTTCTTTACACACACTCTATCAACAAGACATAACACAAGATTTTATATATGATAACTATGATAGAACAACAACAAATGTAAATGATACTATTCGTGATGTTGAACAAGATTATAAAAGATTATTAACATTAAATATGCCAGAAGGAATGGATTTTATAGACAGACTTTCTAAAGGTATGTTTACTTCGAATCTTACAAGTTATGATATGGTGACAAAAAGATTCAAAAGACAATATTTTTCATATCAAGAACAATTTGATAAAATACCACATTTAAATAAATTTCCATTAAACAGCACAGAAGTTATATCAGCACCTGATAGTCTTGTTTTTAATAAAATAAAACATACAGCAGTACATAATGGATTTGATGATGTATCAAGTACAGATAGATTCCTTTTTAGATTAGCAGCATTAGCAAATACACAAGGATTTAAATTAAAAGTTTCGGCAGTCGGAAGAACAGATTATACAGTTGGAAAAGTTGTTTCAGTTAAAACAAATAGATTAGAATCTGTTAATGACAAATCAAATGATTTAATAGATCCTACTTATTCTGGAAGATATTTAATCTCTGCTGTTAAACATTCAATTAGTGGAAACAAACATATATGTGCAATTGAATTAGTAAAAGATAGTTCGAGTGAATCAATTGGAGAATTAGCATAATGAATATGTATATTGGAAAAGTAGAAAATAGGAACGATCCTCTTAAACTTGGAAGATGTCAAGTAAGAGTAATGGGAGTACATGATGAGAATCCTGCTATACTTCCTACTATTGATCTTCCATGGGCGATGCCTGTTTCTCCTGTCAATTCAGCTGCATCAGCTGGTATTGGTATTTCACCAACTGGAATAGTTTTAGGAAGTATTGTTTTAATTACATTCACAGATAAAGATCAACAAACACCAATTATACTTGGAACACTCGCAGGCATACCACAAAACCAAGATGCTTCACTAGTTATTAAACCATCAGATAAAACAGTAAATAAAAATTATTCAGTTCGAGTAGGATCAGATGGTGTAAGTAAAATAATATCAGGTGTTTCAAATTCAAACATTTCAAATATAAGTGAAACAATTAAATCACAAGGTGGGAATATAGCATTAGCTGCACAAGTAATAGAAGATAATAAATCTAAATTAACAGGTATTTCAGAAATAGAAAAAGCAAGACCACTTTCTACTTTCTCTGTGACAGACACTACAGTAAAAGATATTATAGCAAACACACCATTCACAGCAGATGCTGTACAAATTACAAATGCTGCTGGCGATGTAGTTAAAACTGTAATCGGTTATGGTCAAGATACATTTCAAGGAAAAGCAGTCACAACATCATTTCCTGGAAGTATAGATATAGCTACAGCACAAACTGAATTTAAAAATTATTTACAAAGCGATGTAGCTGACAAATTGGTTAGTACTGTCCGTGCACCAGTGTCACAAGAAATGTTTGATTCATTAGTAAATGTTGCATCTGATATAGGTGTGCAAAACTTTGCTTCCTCTTCAATCCCAAAATTAGTTAATTCTTTAGATTATACAGGAGCAGCTGCAGCTATTGAAGGATTAGTAAATCCAGCAAGCTTTGATAACATTCTTGGTGGTATAACTTCTAAATCACTAGACACAACAATATCAACTGCAAAAGATTTGTTTAATAATTTAACAGTAGATTCTAATTTAGTAGGAACAGTTTCTTCTTCTGTTCAAAATTTATCATCAAATTTAGTTTCATCATTAGGTGGAACTGCATCAAGTATTACAGAAAATTTATCGAGTATAACTAGTGGCAATTTCGCACCAATTAGTAATGTTCTTGAGTCATCAGGTATTGGAAATATATTAACAAGCACTCAAGGATTAGGTAATATAACAAACGTATTAAACACTGCTGATATTGGTGCAACAGTGACAAATATATTAGGAGGTGTTAGTGGTAATATTTCTGCAGCAGCATCTAATTTACTCTCTGGTGGTGTATCAAATTTAATCGGAGGATTTGGTGGATTCTCTCTTGGTGGTATTGGTGGAAAATTATTTGGTGGTAAATCATCAACTAAAAAATCAAGAAGATCTGCTGCAGCAAAAAAATTTACTTCAGTTGGAGTGCCAAATTTAGGAGGAACATTATTTGATGAGAATAGTGCTTATGTTAAACCTATTTCTTCTGGTGGTAATTTTGGTAATGCAGGAAGTGTAAGAAATCCTGCAGCTGGAGCATTCGGTGTTAATTCAGGATATCTAGAATATGTAAATGAACCAGACCTATCTAGATTAGCAAGACATGAAAATATAGATAAAACTTCAGTGTATGTAAAAGAATCAGCAAGAGCATTAGGTATTGAAAGATTTAATTATGATAAATGGGATCAATGTGAAATACCTTACAATGCTGAATATCCTTTTAATAAAGTTATTGAAACTGAAAGAGGACATGTATTTGAATTAGATGATACACCAAATGCTGAACGAATTAATATATTTCATAAACGTGGAAGTTGGATGGAATGGGATCATAATGGAACACTTACGGATCGTGTAGTTGGAGATCGTTATTCGATTAGTGAAAGAAACACTTATGAACTAGTTGGTGGAACAAAAAATTTAACAGTATATGGTGAATTAAATGCTGTACTTCAAGCTGGAGCGAAAATAAGAATAGATGGTCCAGGAGAAGTTGTAATTAATAATGATTGTAAAGTGACAGTTGCTGGAGATATGAATTTAAATGTAGGTGGTGAATTTAGATTAGTTGCATCACAAATAAGAATGGAGTCAAAAGGAATGGCTACATTAGGTGCAGCACAAGTTTTAGAATTAGATGGTAGTAAAGTTGATATAGCAAATGGATTTACGCCATCAGGATTAGCATTAACATCAAATGAAATAATTGATACTCAAATGCCAGTAATACCTGAACTACAAGTCAATTCAAGATCAGCAAGAGAATTCTTTGTGTATGAAGTTCCAGACGAAGGAGATGCTCAAACTCATCGTGAAAGACAAGTACAAAGAGGTTTATATGTTAAAAAAAATCTAGATTTAGGAAAAGTTGCTGCTTCAAGTAAACCAACTCCAGCTACTGCTAAAGATATAATTATTGAATGTGATTATATTAATGGTTTGAAAAATTTTGATTCAAGCTTACAGCTTTCTGCTCGTGTACAGTTAGGTGCTTTAAATCGAAATGGTGGTGTGCCAATTATAGCACAACAAGGATTAAATGCAAATACAATTGTTTGTAATTTAAAAGGATTAGCAACTTACCTTATTGAACCTGCTAAAGATTTATATAGAAATGTTATTTTAATTAATGGTTATAGAGTACCAGACTTACAATCAAACTCGCCAGATACATCACAGCATTATAGAGGAGAAGCTGTTGATATTATTTTATCTGGTTGGAATAGAGCACAACATTATTTAACTGCAATAGAATTAGCTGAAAAACTTCCTTATGGATTTGATAGAATTGCTTTATGCTATGCAGGTAAAAAAGCTGTTTGGCTTCATTGTTCTTGGAAATACTCAGGTAATCGATTTGAATGTATAACAATGAGAGATCATTTAAAAGTTTCTGATGATTTTTCTTTAATTCCAGAGGTAGCATAATGCCATTAGCAGCAGTAGCAACAACACTATCATTTGGACATGGTTGTTTTCCACCAACTTTACCAATTGGTCCTTTTGCAAGTAAAACTTTTATACAAGGTTTACCTATTCCATTGACTTTATATACAATGTATCTTACACATGTTTGTGGTATTGTAGTACACCCTTCACCAAGTAGATTAGTAGTAATTGGCTCTTTAAAATGTAATATTGAGGGAAGACAAGCTGTAAGGATATTAGATCCTATATTATGTGGTGATAAAGTTGGATTATTAGGGTCACCAAAAGTCAACATAGGATAATAAATAGTAATATGCCAACTAATACTCGTACATTCGCAGATTTAGATTTAAACTTTACAGCACACCCTGTAAATAAGGATGTAGCTATAAAATATGACGAGCAAGCGATTAAACAAAGTGTTCGAAACCTAATACTTACTAAAAATTTTGAAAGACCTTTTCATAGTGAAATCGGTTGTCAAGTAAGAGGAATGCTTTTTGAACCAGTCACTGAAATGGCTACAGCTGTAATTAAAAGAAGTATAGTTGATGTTATAAGAAATTACGAACCAAGAGTATTATTAGTTGATGTGTTTGTATTGGTTCGTCCAGACGAAAATTATGTAGATATTCGTATTGTATTTAAAATTATTAATACAGCTACACCAATAGAATTAACTTTAACACTCGAAAGAACACGATAATGGCTGAAACAAGTAGAAACATTAAAGTCACTGAATTAGATTTTGATGAAATAAAAAAGAATATAAAGACATATTTAAAAGCACAAAATGCATTTAGCGATTACAATTTTGAAGGATCTGGTCTTTCAATCTTGTTAGATGTACTTGCTTACAACACACATTATAATGCTTTGTATTATAATTTAAGTGTTAATGAAATGTTTTTAGATAGTGCTGTAAAACGTTCATCAGTTGTAAGTCTTGCTAAATCATTAGGATATACTCCATCATCAAGTATTGCTTCAAAAGCACTTATTGATCTTGTTATATCGAACGTATCAGGAAATCCAACAACTCTTACTATACCAGCAGGAACTTCATTCAGTTCAAATTTTAGTGGAAGTAATTTTAATTTTTTAACTGATAGTACAACCACTGTTTCTCGTTCTATCACAAATACATATTCATTTTTAAATGTTCCTATAATTGAAGGAAGATTATTACAAAAAACATATTCAATGGTCACGAATGGATCTTATGTAATTCCAAATGCTAAAGTAGATACTTCAACAATTAAAATCAATGTTCAAGAGGTAGCAGGATCAGCAGCAAACACAGTATATAATCTTGCTGATAATTTCTCTACATTAACTCCAGTATCACGTGTTTATTTTTTAAAAGAAAATGATGATGGTAATTATGTTATTTCTTTTGGTGATGGTCTTTTAGGATTTGCTCCAGCAAATGGTGCAAATATTCTTATAGATTATTTTGTTTGCAATGAATCAGAACCAAATGGTACAGCTACTTTCACATACACAGGAAACGCATTTACAAATACAGCCAACGTATCAATTGTGACAAAAGCAATTGCAGCTGGTGGTTCTATACCTGAAACAATTGATAGTATTAAATTTAATGCTCCAAAAAGTTTTACAGCACAAAATAGAGCAGTGACTGCAGATGACTACAAAGTAATTATTCCAAAATTTTATAATAACGTTGATGCTATTTCAGTTTGGGGTGGTGAAGAAAATGATCCACCAATTTATGGAAAAGCATATATTTGTATTAAACCAAAAACAGGAGATACATTAACACAAAGCACTAAACAAATTATTATTAAAGATATTATAAAAGGAAAAAGTTTAGTAAGTATTATTCCAGAAATAGTTGATCCTGACATACTATACATATCAGTAAATTCAAATGTATATTACAATCCAAAATTAACAACTCGTAGTGCTGACACTATAAAAAGCATTGTGGTTGATACAATAAAAGCTTATAACACAGGCAACTTAAATAAATTTGATGCTGTATTTCGTGAGTCAGCATTATCTAGTTTAATTGACAAAAGTGAAAATAGCATTGTTTCAAACATTACTAAAATTCAATTAAAGTATCTTTTAACACCACAATTTAATACGAATACAAAATATACATTCTCATTAAATAATCCAATTTATAAACCAACTTCAACACAAAATGCTTCTATTTCTTTATCGTCATCAGGATTTACAATAGCAGGAAGTGTAGATACATATTACATTGAAGATAACGCAATCGGCGATTTAAGATTATTTTATCTTACTGCTGCAAATGTTAAAATTTATACACCATCATATATCGGTACAGTAAATTACACAACAGGTAAAATATCAATCGATAGCATCAATATATCACAAGGTGATATTAATGGTAAAATAACTTTTACAGTAGAGCCTGCTTCTTATGATGTAATATCTCTTAGAAATCAATTAGCATTTATAAGAGAACAGGATATAGAAGTAAATATTATATCTGATAAAATTGCTTCTGGCGAAAGTGTGTCAGGAAAAGATTTTATATTTACAAACAGTAGATAAAAAACTATGCCAGCTTCAGTAAAAGCAACAGCATCGATAGTCGTTAGTAAACAAGTCCCTGAATTTGTAAGGGATGATAATCAAAAGTTTATTGACTTTCTAAAAGCATATTACGAATTTCTTGAAAATTTTTACCCACAACAACATTTAGAAGACATAAGAGATATTGATAATACTGTCAATATGTTTGTTGACTATTTCTCAAAAGAAATATTACCTAGCATTCCAAAAGAAGTTCTTTCAGATAAAAGATATCTAGCAAAACATATTAAAGATTTATATCTATCAAAAGGAACAGAAGCTTCATATAAATTTCTTTTTCGTATATTGTTTAATGAAGATGCTGAATTATATTTTCCTAAAGTTGATATGCTTCGTGTATCAGATGGTAAATGGAGCGAAAGACAAATAATTCGTGTTCTTGCTACAACAGGAGATGCTCGTAATTTATTAGGACAATTAATTACACAAACTAGAATATTTCCAAATGGTGTAATAGAAAAAGCAACAGCCAGAGTTGAAAATGTTATTCTGTTTCGTTTTTTAAATTTAGATATTGCTGAAATAACAATTAGCAAAGATAGTTTGACTGGAGTATTTAAACAAACTAATGATATTGAAACATTCACAATAACAGGAAAGTCTAACATAACACCATTTGGTGATATTATTTGTACTGTTCTTCCAATTATAGAAAAATTTAATATTATTGAAGGTGGTGCATATAGTCAAATAGGTGATGTGATTCAATTCAGTTCTCCTACAGGTGTGCTTGCACGTTCAGAAGTTGGTGCAATTCTTCCAGGATCTGTGACTGAATTAATTGTTGCTAG